TTCTCAGGTGACAATGAATCTGGTTCGGGAGTTTACGATGCAAGAGCAAGATTCTCTCTTCTTAGTATGATGGGTGGAGGAGCTGTAGAGTTCTTTGATTGTAATAATAAAACTAATAATCCTCAGACTCAAGATGATTTGGCTTTGGCAGTTCCACCAGGCTTCACTTGGAGTGAGTGTATCCCTCCAAAAGTAGAAGTTCTTGGTAATGGAACAAAGACCGCAGTTTTAATTCCTATCGTTTCCTCAGTAGACGGAAGTATATTAACACTGGAGATTATAGAACCAGGCAGAAATTATACTGATGCACCAACAATCTCTATTATTGATAAGACTAGACATGGTGGTGGAGCAAGAGCGAAAGCGATCATAGATGATGAAGGTAAAGTTGTAGATGTGTATATGATATCGCCTGGATTTGGATATTGTACATCAACGAATGTAATTCCTCCAAAATATCCTGTTACAGAGGATACTGATGAAGAAAATCCATTTATAACATTCACAACTCCAGCTGATGATGCGGTTGGTGTAGAAACATCTGTATCTCTTTCGGTTACTTTTAATGAACCAATCGTCAAAGGAAAGGGAGAGGTAGTCATAACAGAATCACTAACCAATGTTGTTCATGAAAGGATTAATGTAAAGAGTAATAGAATAGAATTTTTATCAGATAGAATTATCAGAATAGATCCCAAGAACGATCTAAGAGGCGGCACTGATTATTTTGTTACAATGTCGGAAGGATCATTCTTAGATATGGCAGACAATCAGTTCGCTGGTATAGGAAGAACAGATACTTATAACTTTACCACTAAGGGAGTTTCTGGGATAGGAAGCGAAGCAGTTGGTATTGTTACCACTTTGATTCCATACAGGCCTGGGATTGGATATACGTCAGGAGACAATGGACAAGTTGGTGCATGTACATTCGATTTAGTTTTAACTCCAGCTGGATCTATCGCTGGAATCAATAATATAAATTGCCAAGATAAACATAAAGTCGTACCAGAAGTCACAATAAATACCAGAACTGGAATAGGAGCAGAGTTACTTCCTGTTATATCCTATAGCCCTGACTTTGTTTCTGATAGTGGAACTGCTCCAAATGTTGATGGTGGATTCGGTGGCGGTAGGACAGGAATACCCACACCAGATGCTGCTAGAGCTGGTGGAAATCTCTACATTAAAGTTATAGATTGTGTATATGGTTTAGGTAAGACACAAGTTGGTTGGGTTAATGGTAATCCCTACTATGGTGACTTCCACGTTCAACCATCAACAGGTGTTAGAATGGTAGGAAAAGTTCATATAAATGAAGCTCATGCTGTAATATATAACACGAAGGAAGAAAGTCTAGGACAACCAGCGCCAGTAACCTATACTCAACCTAGAACAACCAATACTCAGACCCCACAAGCCGATGTTTCCGACTCCACTGTCACAAGTGAAACTAACACAAGTGATACTAGTTCAACTTCAACAAGCACTCCAACAACTCCAACAACAACGGAGACAACTACACCAGCTCCAGAACAACCTCAACAACAAACTCCTCCACCAACTCCACCAAGCACTCCTCCTCCTCCTACTCCTCCTTCTGGTGGCGGCGGGTCTGGCGGATCGGGTGGCGGAGGCTACGGAGGTGGATACTAAATGAGTGAAAATATAGACAAACAAACGCCGAAAACTAAAGAATACTATGCAAACTATCCAGGCTTTAGAGTTACTTCTGGGATAAAAATTCCTGATGGAGATTTGAAAGGTAAATACACTGATTTCGCAGTAATGACTGACGAGATTCAAGGTATTGCCTTTTATAAAGACGGTTTACAGAAGTTAGTTACAAATGGAACATCCTATGAAACTGTAGGAATGAAGGTGGATGAAGGAGATTTTGCAAAGATAATCTCCGCTCCAAATGGTAATATCTTAATTGAAGCAAAAGCGGGAGACATTGAGATAAGAGCAAGAAATATAAGACTTCATGCCACCAATGATCCTGATGGTGAAATGACCATAAAGGCAACTAAACACATTTATACCAAGGCTCCTATCATTGATATTGATGGTAATCTTACAAATGTCTTAGGAAAGAAAACATTGAGTATGGGTGGTAACTTTGTAGATGAATCTGGAGGTGTGGAACTTTCATCTGGAACTCAAACAGATTCAAAACAAGGTGGTTTCTTGGGAATGGTTCTGTCATTCACCAGTAGATTCAAAGATTTCTTAGGTTAAATGGCACATACTTGTTCTATAATTAATATTGGTGATAAACTTGTTGTAGGAGCTTTAGATACGTCTTTCCTACCAGGCGTACCAAAAGTATTTCCAGGCACAGTTTCTGCTAATGGACCATGCTTCTTTGGATTAGTTCCTAATGTTGGGATACCACAGGCTGCGGTCATGATCGGTCCTCCTATGAATATTCCAGCACCAACTTCTCTACAAGTTGATGGTATTTCTATTTTTAGGACAGGTATAACCAACTTCTTTACACTCAATAATTACTTTGCCTTATGCACTAAGTTTGCTCCTACAATTAGAAACTCTACGAGTATAACAAATGGTGTCTCCACTAACAATGGACTCACTATTATGAATGGTACATGCACAATTAACGCCAGTTTAAATGTATCTGCTGTTGTGACTATAGGTGGATCACTAACTGTTGGTGGTGGAATAAAATGCCCCACTATCGCTGCAGGCTTTGGTAAGTTTGGTAGTGTTGCTGCACCATTTAAGTTCTTTGATATACCACATCCAAGTAAAGAGTTCCCACATAGGTTGAGATACTCTTGTCTGGAGGGACCTGAAATAGGTGTATATGTAAGGGGAGTTCTACAAGGAACAAATGAAATTGAATTACCAGATTACTGGAAAGATCTCGTAGATGAGGATACTATTACAGTTCAGTTAACACCTATTGGATCTCATCAAAGTTTATGTTATGCTGTTGCTAAAATGAAAGATAAAATTAGTATATTAGTTAACCCACATGGGTTTAATTCACACACTATTCGTTGCAGTTACACAGTATATGCTGAACGTAAAGATGTGAAGAAACTGGTAACAGAATATGAAGGAGCTACAGAATAATGGCCTCTGATCCAAATTTAATCGCTAAAAGATTAAGAGAACAAAGAAAACAAGTAAAAGATGAGACAGTGGTTCTTAATGAACAACTGGCTCTAGTTGATGTAATAATTGACGAGTATGATGATTTGATTATTAAATTAGATAAGAAAATTCAACCATTGCTGCCTCCTATCAATTATCAAATTGATCAAGTACAAAAGGCATATCTTGATAGAATATCTCATGGATGTAGGAGTGATCTTACATGGCAATTAAAAGAAGAGAAGGAAATGAATATTTACAATAATCCTAATCAAGAAGTAAAAATATATGAAGTTGTAAAAGACCCATCCACATTCAGATTTCTAGGATACTATGGCGCAAAATATTACAAATATCCAAAGAATAGAGAGTATGGATCTAATGTAGTAGAAACTATCAATGACGCAGATGCAAATGTGGGTAGTAAAATTTTGCCTATATTTGATGCTGATGCAGAAACTCTAACTGGATTTACTACAGGTAGACTTTCTGGTATCAAGACAGGAGATTTTATAACAGACTCATTATCGTATCCTTACATATTTCAAGCAGGAGCTGGAACATCTATAACTGGTTTTGGACTTACTGACTACGCCAAATATAATTATGCGGTGAGTGGATTTTGTACATCAGGTGATAATAAAATATATGGAGATCAGAGAATAGGATTCATAACTGATTTCAGTATTGGAGATGAAGTTTATGGTGCCCCAGACAGAAGTGGTGCTGGAATCATACCAACAGGAACAACTATTACAGGGTTTGGAACTGCGGTTGGTATCGTAACTTTTGTGAACTCTGCTGGTATTACTACAGGTGTAGAAGTAACTCTAGATTTTGCAACTCTAAGTAATGCGGTCACTAACAACATCAATAAAGATATAGGAACATCATTCTATGTCGGAGTCGTATCATCATACTATTACGCAGACCTAAGTGCTGCTCCCAATGCTACAGGTATTAGTAGTTCTTTCATTATTATTAGACCTGGCGATTTAACAAACATAGAGTTTGAATCCACTAAGAATCCAATAGACCCAGTAGAGATAGGTATAGCGAGGGGTGCGAATATAGGAAAAGGACATAGATTGGAATTGATTAATAATGGAGATCCAGACATTACTGCACAATGGAGAGAAATTATTGAAGATCCAGAACCAGCCGTGGGTGCTGGTAGAGTGGAATATTATATTGGTACTACTCAGTGGCCTACTATATCAAGAAGGGATTCTGATGGAGATGTATTTACTACACATGCAACTCTAGGACAGAGAGTTATTGTGGGTGTGGGTGCAACTATCGGTGCTGGTATAGGGTACACAGGAAACCCTCCAGGCGGAAATATTCCGAGTGATTGTGGTACTTACGATACTGCAATTATTGATGCTGAAACTGAACTACAAAATCTTATTATTGCAAGCACACCCAAAATAAATCACTATATAAATGGAGCAGATTCGTTGCGACAACTAAGAGATGATGATGAAACAAAAGCATGGGGATACCTACAAGCAATAGGGTTCAACAATGCAAAAGCTAGTAGACAACTATCGCAAGCAGAAACTATAGAGGACTTTAATTGGCCTGACGTTGGAATTACAACATGATACCAGAACATTTCTACCCATTTTGGACTGTTTATGATAGTCTAGGACAGAAGTATTGTGATTGCAGCCACGAGGAGTATGCAATCAGAACTTTAGAATTACATGAAGGTGAGGAGTTTACTTACAGGAGGATAGATGCTCCTAAACCACTGCCACCACACATTGTAGATGTAACAGCAACAGCTGAAAAAGAATTGCCTGGGCAACAGGGATTACCTTCAGCAGTTGAGAGATTACACAATGACATCAGAAAAAGTTTGAGGAAACCTTTTGACCCTCTACCCGAAAGTGAATTGAAAAGCATGCCACATGATTTACATTGATTGCCGACAAGAATTTTTAGATTGGTCTAAGTATGACTTATCGAAAGACGAGATATATGTTGTAGATTACATCTTTCC